AATGTGATGCGTAAGGCGAGGAGGTTCTCCGGGTTTGGGCGCGACCACGAACCAGTAACCATTGAGTCTGAACATTATAGAGTAAGGGCGTCCTCTGCTTAAGCCGGGAAGCCAACCAGGTTCGCGCCAATACCGAAGCCGGCACCCGTGCGGGCCGACGAGCCGACCGACGGGGCGTAGATGTCGAGGATGGCGAAAACGGCCAGCGCAGTGAGGGCAATCGTGCCGATCTCATCCGTGCGGAGCTTCTTGCCCGGCAGGAGGTAGCACGCCACGGCGACGGCGAGGCCCTCCAGGGCGTACTTTACCAGGCGCTTCACCAGGTCGGCGATGTCGATTCCCATAGACGGGGCGGCATGAGGGGCATCAGTCATGTTGGTTTATACTTGTTGAAGGAGAAAATTTCAGGAGGGGTCATAATGGCAGGATACTTTGACGAATCTTTTGTAACAATTATTCTTCTATCCCTCGTAGAGATTTATGGCGACTTTGCACTTCGGTTCTATGCGCAGACGAACAAGGCGACCTACTTGATGCATGGGTTACTGGGGTATGCCGGGGTGGTGTATTTTCTAATACAATCACTGCGATTGGACAACCTCTTGTATGTGAATGGAATGTGGGATGGAGTATCTGGGATCCTCAACAGCGTGGCGGCTTACACGATTCTCGGCGACCGCCTGAAAAACTGGACTCAGTACCTTGGACTCGGTCTGATTATCGCAGGTATTATCCTGATGAAGAACCATACAAGTTAAGATGTGCTACTGCGTTTCTATTTTAACAATGCCGGCACGGACATATATAAAATGACCAGCAAGCGTGTAGAACTACCTAAGGAGGAGGACGGCGAGATTGTGGATTACCTCGACGAGGATCCGGAGCTGCCCAACCAGCGCTACTGCATTGTGTCTTTTCTGTCCCCCGAGAAGGTTCTAGCCAAGAAGCAGGACTACTTTTTCCAGAAGTTCATGCAGTGGACGGAGTACGACTTCAAGGTCAAGGGGCTGGAGACGCTGGCCTCGTATCTCTCCAACAAGTACTCGATCAAGATCGATGATATCATGAAGGATATTCACGATTTTGAGAAGACCCATCGCGCGGAGATCAAGAAGTCGGATATTCCCGAGCAGTACCAGGTGTTCTTGCTGAAGTACGAGAAGGAAATCCAGGAATCATTCGATCGCGAGAACAACTTCCGGTGCAATATTCGCGGTGTTAAGGTGCGCCGCGCATTCCCGTCGTATGAGGAGGCCCAGCTATGGTGCAAGGTTCTGCAGCGCAAGTATCCGAAGGACAATCTCATGATCGGTCGTATGGGCTGCTGGCTGCCATGGGAGCCGTCCGAGCACCTCATGGAGAACGTGGAGTATGCGAATTCGCAGCTCAACGAGATCATGCGCAAGTACAAGGAAAACGAGGCGAATCGCGAGCTCTTCTTCGCAGAGGAGCGCGAGCACTCGATCAAGGCGCAGAAGGAGGAGAACGCCCGTCGTCGTCTGGAGGCAGGTGTCCCGGAGCCGCCGCCGCAGCGTAATCAGCTGACGGACCTCCAGGTGCCGGTGCATCCGTCGGAGGGTGCGCTTCGGGATTAAGTGCCTCCCTTCTTCACCCACACGGATGGCTCCCGTCCGCGCATAGCAGCAGGGTTGTAATCGTCAGAGGCTAGCATCGTGGATGCGAACGGCTTGTTATCCACCCACAGTGAGTCTGCGCACAAGCGGAACGGCGGATGATCGCTGGCCTTATACCAGAAGACCTGATCTTCCAGTTTATTGGATGAGGATGAGTTGCAAATCACCAGGCACTCAAAATTCTCTGTACATTGATCCATAAACTGGCAGAACATATCAAACGTGGGAAACATACCCGCATAGTTCTCGTAGATACGCTTACGATTTCCAATGATGTTCTCGCGCAGAATAAAGACAAAATCGACGTTCGTGCGCAGACTGGGAGGAACACCGAGGGGATACTGCATCGTAATCATGGTTGTGAGATCCACGTGACGACCGTTCATGAAGACGTAACGGGTAGATTCCTGACGAATCCAGCTATCATCGAAAAGACAGTCATCAAGAATCAAGAACGCGCGAGGATCCATCGTTGTGGATTTCGTGTGATTGCGCTGCTGCTTGAGTGCCAACTGACGCTTAACGACGTTTATGACAATTTCAGGTTTGTATTTGTCATGAATGAGTTTGGAAGGAACCATGTGCTGAAAGAACTCGTTGGCGACCTCTGTTCCCGAAATAACCGTTCCAATAGGGTAGCAGTCTTGGGTATGATGGAGGATATCGCGAACCAAGAACGATTTGCCCGTATCTTTCTTACCTATCAAGAGGATCATTGGAGATTTATGTGAATCGATTGCACATCGTTCTTTGATCACCTCCATGTTGAACCTTCGTATATTGAAGTTCATATTACCAAGGGAACATATTCTATTTTTTCACGTATAACTAACAATGGTTCAGTACGTCAATCGGATGCACACCGTCCATCTCAGGCGTGGAGATGCATTCTTGGTAACTGCAAATATCGTAATCTTTTCACTCATATATGCTATCGCTGGTGCGGTTCTTTCCTTCATCTTTTACTACACGTTTGACATGTATGATCCGGAAAATGAGGAAGGAAGGGAATGGGAACACAAAGGAATGTTTTTCCAGATATCCGACGTGGTTATTGAGATTATAGTGGTCTCTGTCGTCGCTTTCTGGCTGGTGCATTACATCAATACCAGCACACCCATCATTCCCGTTCGCCGTGGCCTGGAACATTTCATTGATTCCTATACATCCGGTCTCTTCTTCTTCTTTACCATCTTCATCTTCATGGACGATCTTTCACACAAATTGAGATACGTGTTCAAGGAACTTCTAGGGCATGTGTTTGACCTCTACTTCCCCGCTGCAGGGTCTATCCTGGACGGCACCCTAGACTACACGCCCGAACAGCGTAAAAAGATAAGTAGCCGTTTCCTAGGCAAAGTATAATGCCCAAGCCGACTCCCGATTTGAGGACAAACAACATTCCACTTGAAGTCCATCGATGCACCAACATCCAGGGACTTCAGGAGCAGGCGCAGAAACACTGGGGACTTCGGCGCATCCAACCGTTCTTTCCGTCCATCGAGAAGCTGTTCAAGCTGGACAATGTTCGGATGCCATACCATTACGGGATCCAGACCCAGAACACGATTCAGACCATTATTGGGGAATCAGCTATCTATTCTGGAGGGAAGGAGGTGAAGATCCATCTGAAGAAGACGATGCTGTACCCGTCGTACCGCGTGATGCGTGGAGAGTTCGCTGCAACGGGTCTGCCGAACAAGGAGGATATTGTAGATACTCCCCTTCCCCACCAGTCGGCACACAATGCGGCCTACGTCGGATCCCTTGCATGCCTTGTCCTCTCTGAATCGGGGTGCCAACACTTCCCTGTAGTGTATGGCGTGTTTTCGGGAATCGAGGAGCGACATATGATTGATATTTCCGATGACTATGAAGATCTCTGTGATCGGCCATGGTTCGCTAGTCATATCGGTCATTTTTTTGATTTACGTCTGCGCAAGTCTTCTGAGGCTCCTGTCTTGGAACTGGAGGAAACCACTGAGACCATCGATCTTGGAGTTGAAGATATTGATGCCCCTATCGTTCTCCCGACCACAGCCGTCCCAGAGCCCGAAGGTTACGATGCCGATAATGAGCAGCTTGAAGAGGAGGCTGAAGATGGCGAGTCTAGCTGTTCGACTGACTATATCTTTGAGATCCATTCATGTTCCAGCGGATCGTCCGTTGAGGAGGACGATGCCGAGGATGGGGATAACGGGGGTGGTTTTACAGAGGAAGCCGAGAACCCAGACGCCTTTGCACACGCAATTTTCAAGGATTGTCCAGTACAGGTGACGGTGATGGAGGCATGCACGGGAACGCTCTACCAGCTGTTCCGGGAGAACCCCGAGACTCCTAAGCGCTGTGCGTGGATTGGGCAGATCATCTTTGCGCTAGCGTTTGCTCAGCGCACGTTCGGTCTATGTCACAACGATCTGCATGTGATGAATGTGATGTACGTCCCCACGGAGACCGAGTACTTCTACTACAATGCTGGGGGCAAGATGTATCGCCTCCCCACGTTTGGAAAGCTGATTAAGATCATTGACTTTGATCGTGCAACGTATTCGGTCAAGCTCCCAAAAATGCGCGAGTCCAAGTTTTTCATGTCGGATCAGTTCCAGCAGGATGAGGAGGCGGGAGGGCAGTATAATGTAGAGCCGTTCTACAACTCCAAATACTCGGAAATCAAGCCGAATCCCTCATTTGATCTGGTGCGCCTGGCGACCTCGATGTTCTGGGACTGTTTCCCGAACGGACCGTGCGAAGAGTATGAGAACAACCCGATCTTCAAGATGTTTATGACGTGGCTGCTGCTACCAGACGGACAGTCCATTCTGTTCCGCGATCCGCACAATGGCGATTTCAGCGAACGGTACCGCGGATTCCATCTGTACAAGGCGATCGCCAAGTACTGTCGTGACACTGCGGTTCCGCGTAAGCAGATAGACAAGTTTGGATCTGTCTATCTCTATACGGAGAAGGTCCCGCAGGGTGAAAGTGTGCTTTTTATAGAACCTTAAGTATAATGGCGACCTTTGGATTTGATATGGGGGGTCTACCCAGTCTTCTGAGGACCTACGCACGCCTGTCCAAGGAGATGAGTAAAGGTCGTAAGGGGGGACCTCCAGAGGTGAAAATTACGATGCGGGGGTTGGATGACCACAGAATGCAAAGATACACATTCATTGAAATCACTGAGGACGTTGAGGATAATGTGAGCCCCAATAAGATCATATTGCAGTTGGATCCAAAGACTGGTGAGGTCACGATCATGGATTTTGGTACAATGAGAAACTGGAGTTCCGACGCACAACTTGTGAAATATCTTGCAGAGATGAATATTGTAAAAGTACCTTATGTCCCTGATGCCGATGACCGCATTATGGCGGAGTTAAAGAAGAGTAACGCTGCGAAATCATCAGCTCCAAGTCTCTTCTCCAAGGTCAAAGGTATATTCAGCCGTGGAGGAAAGCGTTCCACCCGTCGTCATCGTCGTCGTTAATTAAAATGACGGCTTGCCGACAAACATATCCTGTGCCGCAGCTGTTGCAGACGCAACCGTTGCAGCGACAGACTCACCATCTCCACCCAGAGCAAACACCAGTCCGCCAGCACCAGCGCCCGAAAGCAGACCAACCTTGGAAGCATCCGTCCATTCAATGGGCTTCTGCTTGGTATAACGCTCAACGGCATAGACGATAACAGCAATAACGGCAACGGCGACTATGATTGCAAGAACACTTGTGTCAATCATTTGATTGTTCTATGCTTCTTTGTTTATAGCTTTAGAACGAGCTCACCGTCCTTGGCCTCTACATCCACCTTCTCCTCCTTCTCCTCGGGAGCCTTCTTTTCCTCGGGGACATCCAGAGATACCGACTCCTCCGACAGCTTCATCTTTGGGATATCCTCATCCTCGTCATCCGTATCGTGCTCGCGGACCTCGGCTCCTCCAAACGACACCTCCTTCTTCAGCTCGGGAACGGGCTCAGGAACAACGGGTACCTCAGCCTCAGTCTCGGTCTCGGTCTCGGTCGGCTGAATGACATCCTCGGCAGCCTGCGACTTCTCGGGAGAGGAGAAATAGGTATTCACGATGGACTGCCAGGGGAGGAAGGAGTCCAGGACAACGTCAAACGTAGCATCTAGGAGAGCATCGATCTCCTTACGGTTGCGGGCCTGCTGCTCCGTTGTCACCCCAAATGTGCGGAACAGGTAGGCATGCTCCCAGCATCGGCGCGCGACCTCCTTGTAGAGCTCATGGACGAACTTGGGCAGCGGCGGGCGTTCAAACTCTACCTCAATGCTGTCCTTGGTGGAACGGTACTGTACCGCCGCAAACGCACGGAGATACGTGATCAAGACTCCGGTGAGCAGCTCCTCCAGGTACGAGCACTTGGAGGCAGCCGTGATGCGCTTGACCTCGGTGGTAAGAACATCCTCTGTCCAGATAGGAATACGGGTCAGGAGGTTCTGGAACGTCTTCAGAATCTGATCCGTCTGGTTGTTCTTCTCGCAAATGGTCTTGGCGTTGTCATAGACACTCCAGATACCATCAGAGATGTGGGGAAGAAGCATAATCGAAAAACGATTACGAATATGCTTCTTGGCGAATTGAACTTCTTCCTTCAGTGCGCCGGACATT